CGTATTTGAATATTTTAGTCAATTACAATATCTTCCATGCCGGCTGTTCTAAGTCTTGTGATGTGACCAATTTGCCATTGTTTTGTGTCAAGACCTTTCATTATGCCCAGGTACTTATTTCGTAATAGGCTAAATTGATTAGTAAGGTGTGTTAGGTTGATAACACTATCTTCGCTGTCAACAAACTTTTCGGCATCTCTACTGCTTAATGTTCTATTGTAACTTTCTAAATACTTTCTAAAAGTTTTAGAACGCTCTCTACGAAGTTCTATGTTTAAATGTTCGAGAATTGCTTCAATCTCTTGTAGTTGATTGAAGCGAAACTCAGTAAGACCAGGAAGGGAGGCACTTAATTTCTCAAGGCTCCCTTTGATTCGGCATTCCCATTTTGCATCGTCGAGTTCTTTTTCAAAGTAACTTATTGCATCTACAATGTTACCCATGTCCTCAACAATTTTATTAAAATGTGTTGCCATTTACTTAATCCCAGTCATTGTCTTCATCTTCTTCATCATCAAATAGATCAAAATGACTAACTAATGCTGATTTCATAGTAGAGTCGAATTCATTTAAGTATTCGTCAATATCTGAAAGTCCAGCAGTATCGTCAAAAGTTCTAACTAATGTTTCTGCAACATGAAGTCTTTCTTTTTTAGGGATATATGCTTTAATGCTATCCCAAGTAGCATGTAGTAATTCTACTTCATTGTTCATTCGGTATATTCCTCAGCGGTTGGTTCAAGATCTTCAGGATCAATATCTTCTATTGCTTCTTTCTGTGCAACAGGATTTTGTTCCCATTCATCTATAATTACCTGAAGTTTTTCAGCAGTCCAGCCTTTTCTGAACTCCTTAATTTCTTCTCCGGTTACTGGTGAAACATAAGAAAGTTTATTACCTACTTTAGCAAGTATTTCTTTTGCTTCTAACATTTCTACCATACCACTATAAGGATCCATTCCTGTTTCGTATGGAATCTTAATCTGCACACCTTCAAAAGGTTTGCTGTATCTTGATTTCACTACTTTACAAGCGGCTCTTATACCTTGTACTGTAGAAACTTTATTACCTGCCTCATCTTCTTTGAGTTTAAGTTTTTTAATTGCTACTACAATACTTGACGCATATATAAAACCTTGTCCTCCACTGATTTTATCATCAGGGTCAAACATATCTTGTGATGCGTATGTATGGTTTGTTGCTACAATACCAATTGGATACGGTGCAATCTGGTTAACTGTGTTTCTAACTAAAGACGCTAATGCCTTTGGTTTTCTACCCATATCACCTTTCATGTCACCTTTTTCAAATTGTGCTACGTCAGTTGGTGTTAACAACATTCCTAAACTATCAATAACAAATAATAACTTAGGTTGCTCTTCGTAAGGAAGATCTCCATAGTTGTTTTTGTAGTCTTTCATAAACTCTGATATTGCTTTTGCAACGTCGTCGATCATTGAAACACTAATTTTTAATAGTTTATCGGGTGTTGTTTCTACATCTAATGCTTGTAACCATTGTTCGTCTAATGCGTTCTCAGAGTCAAATAATACAACTTGACATCCTTGTTTTTGTGCATTCCTTACAATGTTACCAGAACATATAAATGATTTACCAGATCCTGATTCACCTGCAAACACCGTTACTTTACCGAGAGGAACACCCCCGGCAAAGTCTCCACTAATCAAATAGTCGAGAGTGTGGTTACCAGTGCTAATCCAATCCCTTGGGTCATGGAATCCTGCACTGATACCACTAATGCTTTTTGTGATACCAGTTCTGAACTTTGTTAAGTCAAATGGTTTTTGCATAGTAACTCCTTACGACTGTCTGTTACGAATCATATTCAAAATATCATCTGCTGACTTTTTGCCGGCATCGCCACTTGCTTCTGCTGGTGCAGTTTCAACTGGTGCTGGTGCAACTGCTGGTGCTACTGCTGGTGCAGTTTCAACAACTGGTGCTGGAGTTTCTGCTACTGCTGGTGCAGGTGCAGGTGCTTGGGCAGGTGCCACAGTTGCCTGTGTTTGTGTGCCCGATGATTTAGGAATATCAAGTCCATATGGCTTGTAAAATTGTCCCCATCTTTGAGGATCATACATTTCGCCATCGACTGATGCGGCAAACATTTCTGTAATTGCCTGTACACCTTCAGCACTTGGTTTTGCTGGAAGGAAGTCATTTAGATTATGCAAACCGTGAGTATCAATACCGCCTAACTGGTCTTCAGTTAAACCGCTTTCTTTACGAGCCCATTTTGATGTGCTGTAGTCTGCGTATTGACCTTTGGTTGTTTTTGTAAGACGGAAGTCAGTACCATTAACATAATCTGTTGGAAGGTTTTCCATATCTGGGTCCATTAAAGCACCTTTGATAATGTTAAAGATTTGAGGTCCAATTACAAAACGTCTAATTGGGTTTTCTGGAGCAGTTTCATTTAAAGGGTTATCTGTTACGAAACCTTGGAAAATGTAACTTCTTTTTTTCCAATACTTACGACCCATATCTTCTAAAGAAGGATCTTTAAACCAAGGTCTAACCTCGGATAGTACTGGACAAGTGTCTCCCCACATTTCCATACAAGGAACTTGTACTGTTACTGGACGATTTTCGCCTCCAATAACTCCTGGGAAAGTTAAACGAATCATTTGACGTTCTACCCAAAAGAAGGTATTGTCAGCATCGCTATCTGGTAAAAACCTTAGTACAGTTGATGTACCTTCGTCAATATTCCAGAAAGGATAAATTGCGTTGTCGCTTTGTTGTGGTGAGTTAGAACCGGGTTTCGATTCCATTGATGAGAGCTTTGCTCTAATTTCTGCTAATGAGGCCATGATGTTTCTCCTATTGTTGCCATATTTGCCATGTTCGGTAATATAAAAATATACTACCAGTTTTTTATTATAAGTTATCTG